CTTCCAGCAGACCAAGGAGATCTATGGCGCGAACGTCCTGAACACCGCGACCACCTACAATGCGTCGATTGGTGGTGACGGCAAGGCTCTCGTCGCGAGCGACCATCCGATTGATGGTGGCACGGTTGCGAACACGCCTGCGACGCAGGTGGAACTCAACGAGTCCACCCTGCTCAACGGCATGATCGCTGTCCGCGCCAACTTCAAGGATCAGGCTGGCCTGAAGGTGTTTGCGCGCGCGCGCAAGCTCATCGTGCCGACTGCTCTGGAGCCGGTTGCGATCCGACTGACGAAGACGGAACTGCGTCCGGGTACTGCGGACAATGATGTGAACGCGATCCTTATGACTTCCGGTGGTCTGCCGGAAGGCTACATGGTCAGCGACTTCCTCACATCGTCTTCGGCTTGGTTCCTGCTCACGAACATTGACGGTCTCTCGTACATGGAGCGCGTCAAGTTTGAGTCGGACATGCAGGTCGATTTCGTCACGGACAACCTGCTGGTGAAGGGCTACGAGCGTTACAGCTTCGCCTACTACAACTGGCGAGCCATCTGGGCGTCGTTCCCGACCTGACCAAGGAGGGGGGCGGGGAAACTCGTCCCCCTTCGCACTCCGGGGAACCGGATCACGTTGACTGCCCCGGCAGACGCTGCACCGACAACGTGATCTCATCGTGCAGGAGACTTGAATGGCAACCACGACATTTACTGGCCCGGTCAAGGCTGGCGATGTTCTGAACACGACTGGCTCGACTGCCGGTACGGTGAAGAACGTCGGCTTCGTTGAGATGGTCCAGTCTGTGGCTATCACGCAGTCTGCAACGGCTGCTGCTACCACCATCTGCATCCCCGCCAACAGCCAGATCATCGGCATCTCTGCGCTCGTCACGACGGGCTTCACGGGTGCTGCTGGCACTCTGAATGTTGGCACGACCTCCACCTCGACTGAGCTTGTCGCGGCGGCAAACTTCGACCTTGCGGCTGTTGGTCTTGCGAGTGCCTCTCCCGGCACGGACGCGACGCGCACAGCCAAGTGGATCGATGTCGGCACCACCGATGTCATCATCTACGTCAAGGCGGCGAACGCTCCGTCTGGCTCGACTGGCGCGGCGATCCTGACGGTTCGCTACGTTCAGGCTATCAATCTCACAGCGTGATCAGGAGAGAAACCATGAAGGGCAAGACTCAGAAGGGTGTGAAGGCGCAGCAGGATCTCCGTAGCGGGTTCTATGCTGGCGCGGGTTCCAACGTCGCTTCCGAGGCCAAGAGCAAGGCCGAGGGCTTCAAGCGTGGCGGCAAGGCGAAGCACATGGGCAAGGTCCACGGTGCCGCTGCGATGGCTCACGCTGGTCGCAAGCCGCGCAAGTCGGGTGGTGGCGTTTTCTCGTCCGCTGCCAAGGGTTCGATGCGCCCCGGCTTTGAGGGCTGAACTCCGACGATAGTCTGAACTTGAGCGGGGGCCTAGCGCCCCCGTTCTTGCATGGAGAGAGCGATGCCGGGTGCATGGACACGCAAGGAGGGGAAGAATCCCTCCGGTGGTCTGAACGAGAAGGGTCGTGCTTCTCTGCGCGCGCAGGGGCATGACATCAAGCGTCCGCAGCCCGAGGGTGGTTCGCGGCGCGATAGCTTTTGCGCCCGGATGACGGGACTAAAGAAGAAGCTGACAGGCTCTGCGAAGGCTGCTGATCCCAACAGCCGGGTCAACAAGAGCCTGCGGGCTTGGAACTGCTGATGTCTGCCAAGCCCCAGAACTCTGGTCTTTGGGGTAGGGCCAAGGCTGCTGCTCGGGCCAAATTTGATGTGTACCCTTCTGCCTATGCGAATGCGTGGGCGTCGAAGTGGTACAAGTCGCATGGCGGCAAGTGGTCTGGCTCGGACAACCGTGTCGCCAAGGCGTCTGGAGGCGGGCTAGGAAAGTGGTTCGCTGAAGACTGGCGAGATGTGAAGACCGGCAAGGAATGTGGTAGGATCGAAGGAGAGAAGGGCAAGCGTCCGTATCCTGCCTGCCGTCCTGCCTCTGCTGCTTCGTCCATGACGAGCGCAGAGAAGAGGACGATGGCACGAAAGAAGACCGGCCCCGCTCGCAGATCGTGGCCTGTTTCTCCCTCTGGAGAGAAGAAGGAAGACTGAAATGCAGCTTATCAGTACATCCGTGACAGGTGTCGGCAGTAGCTCTGTCGAGGCTGTGTCCTACTTCACGAACCCGTTCAACATCGGTCTTGCTGCGGTTCTCACCGGGACAGCGACGTTCACGGTCGAGTACTCCCTCAATGATCCGATGGAGTACGGATATTCTGCCTCCAGCGCAAACTGGTTCCCCGTGACTGGCCTCTCCAGCGTGTCGGCATCGACGGCTGCTGCCCTGACGGTTCCCTGTCGCGCAGTTCGCGTGACGATTGCTTCTGGCACGGGTGCTGTTACTCTCTACGTCCAGCAGGCTGGCGTTCGCTAAGAGGTAGCCATGTCCACCAGCGGCACATACACCTTCAATCCGTCGCTGGGCGAACTGACCCTGTATGCGTTCAACCTGTGTGGGATCAGGAACACAGCCCTGCTTCAGGAACACATGGAATCGGCTCGGATGGCATCGAACCTGATGCTGTCTCGCTGGTCCAACCAAGGTGTGAACCTGTGGAAGGTTGATCTTGTCACGCAGGCTCTGACAACTGGGACATCCACATACAGCGTCGATGCGGATACGGTTGTGATCCTCGACGCCTATGTGACTGTCAACCAGTCCGGCAGCGACATTGATCGCATCATCATGCCAATCAGCCGCACGGAGTACGCAAGCTATCCCAACAAGGAGCAGCAGGGCTTCCCGACTGTCTTCTGGTTCGATAGGCTCTTGTCTCCTACGGTCACGATTTGGCCTGTTCCAGATACGTCTACTGGCCCGCAGTATCTCAAGTACTACAGAGTCAGGCGCATCGAGGACTCCAACTTCACCAATGGTCAGCAGCTAGACATCCCGTATCTTTGGATGGAATGCTACGCATATGGTCTAGCGCAGCGTCTTGCGATGGTTTGGGCGCCTGATAAGGTTGCGCTGCTCAAGCCTATGGCTGACGAAGCTTATGCAATTGCTGCTGATCAGAACATCGAGACCGCGCAGCAGTACATTTCTCCGATGGTTTCTGGCTACTTCCGTCCGTAAGGAGGCGTCATGGGCTACGCTTCACGGTCTGGAAGAGCAAGAACCAGTTCAAGAGATCCGCGCGCTTTCGCTGTCTGTGATCGTTGTGCCATGTGGTACAACCATCATCAGCTTCGCTGGCAGTTCGATTGGGCTGGTGCATCGCTGATCAACAAGCGGATGCTTGTTTGCAATACCTGCTACGATCAGCCTCAGAACCAGCTTCGCGCCATCGTCGTCCCGGCAGATCCGACTCCGATTGTCAATCCGCGCACGGAGCCGTATGCCTACGACAGTTCCAACAAGCGTCAGGTCTCTGGCTACAACACGACGAATGCCTCTACGGGCATTCCTGTTCCCGGTGGCGCTACTCGCGTCACTTCTGCTGGCGGGGCGGCTACGACTGATCCTCGCGTCACCCAGACAACGGGCGAAGGGGCTGGCGGCACGAACCAGCTTCCCGGCACAGATCCCAATGCAGTCACCTATCGCACGATCACCAATGCCGTTGACAATGGCTCTGGCTTGATCAGGCTTACGGTCGCCACGACGAATGGCATGATCACAAATCAAAGCGTGACCGTTCGTGAGGTTGATGGTGTGTCTGCTGCGAATGGGAACTGGACTATCACGGTAGTGAACGGCACGCAGATCGATCTTCAAGGGTCTGCATTTTCGGGTTCCTATACCTCTGGCGGGTATGTTATCAATAACCCGAGCCTGCCATACGGCTTCACCGAGATCCCAAGGACCGGACCCCTCTATGGCTGAGATCCAAATCCCTAATCTCCCCGTTGCGATCTCCCTGAACGGGACAGAGCAGGTCGAGGTTGTACAGTCTGGTACGTCGCGCCGCGCCACGACGCAGCAGATTGCCGATCTCAAGGGTGTTGGCCCGACTGGCCCGACTGGTGTCATGGGTCCAACGGGACCGACTGGCCCGACTGGCGCGACAGGCCCGACTTCGACTGTTCCCGGACCTACTGGTCCCACAGGATCTGTTGGCCCTACAGGCCCCACCGGCCCCACAGGATCGCTTGGACCTGCTGGACCTACTGGACCTACCGGAAGCACCGGAGACACCGGCAACACGGGTCCTACGGGTCCTACGGGGCCTACTGGCCCGACAGGATCGATTGGCATCACGGGGGCAACTGGCCCCACCGGCCCAACCGGCTCGACCGGCTTGACTGGCCCCACAGGTCCAACTGGCCCAACGGGAGCAACAGGCCCGACAGGCGCAACTGGACTCACCGGATCAACTGGACCTACTGGACCGACCGGAGCAACTGGTGCAGGCGGGACGCTTGGATATTACGGAGCGTTCTACAGCGAAGATGATCAGACCGCTGCTGCTACAAATACCGCATATGCAATGACACTTGATGTAACATCAGAGGCCAGCGGAGTTTCAATTGTATCTAATTCAAGAATTACTTTTGCAAATGCTGGCACTTACAATGTTCAGTTTTCCGCTCAATTCCACAATACTGGCGGGGGTGGATCTGGAAATACAGTAAATATCTGGCTAAGTAAAAATGGGACAAATGTTGTCGAAAGCGACACTAGGCTTACTGTCCCTTCAAATGCCCCATATGTCGTTGCCGCTTGGAATTGGGTTATAAGTCTTGCTGCAAATGATTATCTTGAAATAATTTGGTCTACAGACAACACAGCAATTCAGATGGAGTCAGAGCCTGCCGGTGGCATTCATCCTTCCATTCCGTCGCTAATTGTTACTGCTCAGCAAATTATGTACACACAAGTTGGGCCAACAGGTCCAACTGGTGCTACAGGTCCGACTGGTGCTGTTGGTCCGACTGGCCCGACAGGGGCTACAGGTGATACCGGATTGACTGGTCCTACTGGTCCAACTGGAGCAACTCCGTCTGTAGCCGGATCAACAGGATATGTTCAATACAATAGTTCCGGCGCTCTAGGTGCTAGCGCAAATCTGTTTTGGGATATCAGTAATAATAAACTTGGAATTGGCACATCGTCGCCAGTTTCGGACGCCATTCTGACGACTAACGGAAATATTTCTGTTGCTGCGCCTGCGCGCAACGATGCCACCTCCAATGCGATTGGCGTATGGGCATCCAATGATCCAGTAGACAACACCCGCGCCAATGTGAAGTTCGTCACTACTGCCGGGGCATCGTCTTCAAATAGCTACATTGCTTTTGCCACCAACAATTACGGCATTTCTGGTGGCGAGCGAATGCGGATCGACGCTAGCGGCAACGTTGGCATCGGGACCGCAGGACCAACCAGAACACTTGATGTAGTAGGAACAGCATCATTTACTGGATCTGTCAGTGTATCTAGCGTTATTTCTGTAGGTGCAGGAACTGTTGGAGCGCCCTCTCTCACGACGACCGGCGACTCCAACACCGGCATCTACTTCCCCGCCGCTAACACCCTCGCTGCTTCCACCGCAGGCTCCGAGCGCATGCGGATCGACAGCGCAGGCAACGTCGGCATCGGCACTTCGTCGCCAGCGTATAAACTCGACGTAAACGGCGCTATCAGAATTCCAAATGCTACTGTTATTTTCATGAACGATAGCTCTGGAGTAGCCAAACAAACGCTTCAGCTTTTTTCTGATGACAACACATATATGAGCACTCCGG